TAGAATTGCTACTAGATACACAAAAGCATTAGCTAGATCTATGGCAAACACTAAGCAAGTTAAAGCGGCTAACGTATTGAACAACGCTTTCAATACTAACTACTTAGGTGGGGATGGTTTAGAACTTTGTTCTACACTTCACCCAACTATTGCAGGAACATTCTCAAATGAATTAGCGACATCTGCGGATCTTAACGAAACTTCATTAGAACAATCGTTAATCGACATCGCAGCTTTCACTGATGAAAGAGGATTAAAAATTGCTGCTCAAGGTATGAAATTAATCATTCCTTCTGAGTTACAATTTACTGCAGAGAGATTGATGAAATCTCAAGGTAGAGTAGGAACAGCTGACAACGATGTAAATGCAATCGTGTCTAAAGGTATGATTCCACAAGGTTATGTGGTTAACAATTACCTAACAGACAGTGATGCGTTCTTCATCAAAACAGATGTACCTAATGGTATGAAAATGTTCAACAGATCACCTTTAAAAACTGCAATGGAAGGTGACTTTGACACTGGTAACGTTAGATACAAAGCTAGAGAAAGATACAGCTTCGGCTGGTCTGACCCTAGAGGTATCTTCGGATCACCAGGTGCGTAAGCACTGAATTAAAAGAGGCGGCCTAAAAACCGCCTCTTTTTTATTGCAAGAGGTGAAAATTATATGAAAACATTCCGAATTAAAATTAAAGCATATGGATACTTTTGTGACTTCACAATTAGTTGTGAAGATAACGATAAATCCTTTAATGATGCAATAGTTGACAAGTTAGGAAAAAATGATATAGTATGGGAAGATTCCGAATTTTATGATACTCGTAAAGTTTGGTTAACCTATGAGGAGGTTAGTAATGCAAACACACGTTCAATCCCTTTACAAACAGAAAAGGGGACTAGAACTGGAATGGGAGCAGCACTATAACGATCAAGGTAGATATACCCTTGATATGGTGAGGATTGATAACAAGATTAAAGAAGTTATCAGTCATATTAAAATAGCTGAAGCTAAACAGGCTAATTTAATTAATAAGATTGAAGAGGCTGCACCACAAGTTTCAGTAGCTACTTAGTCAAAACGCTACTACATAAATAAATCAGCTTTATTATTAAGGATCTCTTGCGCTTAACGCAAATCTAAAGTATAGTATTATTACTATACAATAAAATTCTGCATAGACGAGTATAGTCGACGGCCTAGAGACTATGTAGAAATAACTAGGAGGATAAAAAATGGCAAACACTACATTTCAAGGTCCAGTAATATCTAAAAATGGATTTTACAATACAGGACCAGGTAACGTTGTAGATGCTGACGCTAGTGTATCATTAACAGTTGGAACTCACGCAGGGAAAATTGTTTACAATGATTCAGCAGACGCAGTAACTTACACATTACCAGCAATCAACGCTAACGCTGATTCTGCAGTTGCAGGACCAGGAGCAGACTTAAATAACTTAAGTAACATTGGCGCAAAATTTGAAATCTTTTCTTCAATTACGAAGACTGGAGATCTAGTTGTAAAAGTTGCTAATGCAACTGATGTTATGGTTGGAAGTGCAATTTTAATTGATGACACATCTGACAACGTTGTTGGTTTTGAAACAGCAGCAACATCAGACACAATCACTTTAGATGGTGACACAACTGGTGGCGTAACTTTTTCAAGAATAGTTTGTACAGCGGTTGCTGCGGGTAAATGGAAAGTTGAAGTAACTTCAGCTTGTACTAATACACCAGCTACTCCGTTTAGTGCGACAGTAAGTTAATAATTAATTAAGTGTGGGTTTCGGCCCACACTTAAACTTAAGGAGAAAAATTAAATGAGTATGAAATCAGATGTAAAACCAGTCGTACTAAGTGCTAATGGTGTTGCGTTTACAGGAAGAACAAGATTAAGAGGTTATGCTTTACAATCTAACACAACTACTGGAGGAACAGCAGGGTCAGCTACTATTAATGGATTAACAAATCCTACAACAGTAAGCTCAGATGCATCTTCAGGAGTTTACATTCCTTTAACAGTACCACCTGGACAAACTGAAACATTAAATATTCCAGAAGATGGAGTTTTATATGTTGATGGTGTTGGAGCAACTTCGGTAACAAATTCAACTTTAATTTTGTTCATCGATAAATAGGAGGCTAGATGGCTACATCAGGCACTACAACTTTCGATCTTGATATCGATGAAATAATTGAAGAAGCTTTAGAAAGAGCTGGAGTAGGTGGAGCTCGAACGGGTTATCATTTGCGTAGCGCAAGAAGATCATTAAATATTCTACTTTCTGAATGGGGTAATAGAGGTATCCATTTATGGAAAGTAAAACTTGCAACTATTCCATTAGTTTTAGGTCAAGCAGAATATAATTATGCAAATGATAATGTAAATTTTCCAACTGATATTAATGATGTATTAGAAGCTTATGTTAGAAATAATACAACAGCAACAGCACCAGTTGATACTACTTTAACTAAAATTGATAGATCTACTTATGCTTCGTTGCCTAATAAATTATCACAAGGAACACCATCACAATATTATGTTCAAAGAACTACTAGCCCTAGTGTATTTTTATATATTACTCCAGGTTCTGCTTTTTCAGGTTCAAATTACCAATTAAAATTTTATTATCTTGCAAGAATACAAGATGTAGGTGCATACACTAATACAGCAGATGTTGTTTATAGATTTATTCCTTGTATGACTTCTGGACTTGCTTATTATTTATCTATTAAACATTCACCAGAAAAAACAGAACAGTTAAGATTATTTTACGAAGATGAATTACAAAGAGCATTGACTGAAGATGGTCAAAGAACTTCTGTATTTATTTCACCACAAACATTTTATGGAGATGGAGTATAATGCCTTTTGCAACAGGTAAAAAATCTAAAGCAATTTCTGATCGATCTGGTATGGAATTTCCATATCCAGAAATGGTAAAAGAATGGAATGGTTCTTTAGTTCATTACACTGAATATGAACCTAAACATCCGCAACTAGAACCAAAACCAAAAGGTGGTGATGCACAGGGATTACAGGATGCAAGACCTGCAAGAACAGAACCAGCGGTAGCAAGAGTTTTAGATATTAATCCATTAATCTTAACTTCAGGATCATCAACTGTTTCTGTGTTTGAAGAAGCACACGGAAGATCAACAGGAAACATAGTTAGATTTAGAGATGGTGAAGGTGGTTATGGAATAGGAATTAATGATATTAATGATTCAAACGGTCATTCTATTACTGTGACTGATACAGATCATTATACTTGGAACGCAGCTACAACAGCAACGCAACAAGCAAGAATAGGAGGAGGAAGTATATCGGCTGGTCCGGTAACTTTAACACCATAATGACATACGACGAATTAAGAACACAAATTAGAAATTATACAGAAGTTGATAGCGGAGGATTATCAGATTCTACTATTGCACAAATTGTAAAAAATACTGAAAATAGAGTTTACAGAGAAGTTCAATCTGACAATTATAGATTTTATGCAACGGCTGCAATGACAACAGGTAATAGATATGTAACAGTGCCTACGGCTTTAACTAATATTAGATATGTACAAATAACTGATTCTAATAACGAACAATCTTTTTTAGAACAAAAGGATACTAGTTTTATGGCAGAATATGATCCTACACCTTCTGCTACGTATGGTACTCCTAAATATTATGCTAACTGGGATGAAGTAACTTGGGTAGTTAGTCCAACACCAAGCACTAATTTTAGTGTAACGATTGCTTATTATAAAAACGTTAATTTAGATTCTTCTGATAATAATTCGACTACTTATTTATCGACTTATGCAGAAGATGTATTATTAAATGGTTGTTTGGCAGAAACATATAAATACTTGAAAGGTGCGCCAGATATGATACAAGTTTACGAACAATCATATCAAACGGCTAAAGAGTCATTTGGTATTGAACAAACGGGTCGTAGAAGAAGAGACGAATACACCGATGGAGTTGTACGGGTTCCTTTACCGTCAGTTGACCCATCAAAATAGGAGGATAAATGGCAAACATAGTACCTGATAGTTTTAAACAAGAACTGTTTTTAGGAACTCATAACTTCAGCACAACTTCTGGAGATACTTTTAATTTAGCTTTGTATACAACAGTAACTGGATTTGCTGCGGACACAACAACTGTTTATACAACAGACAATGAAACAAGTGGAACTGGTTATACTGCTGCAGGAGCTGCATTAACAAACACAACTGTTAGTGTTGCACAGAATATTGCCTTTGTTGACTTTAGTGATTTGACTTTTCAAACAGCTACAATCACTGCATCCGCTGCTTTAATCTACAACGCAACACAATCAAACAAAGCAGTTGTGGTGTTAGATTTCGGTGGAGACAAAACTTCAACAAACGGTGACTTTACTATTCAGTTCCCAGATGCAAACTCAACAAGTGCGATTCTAAGAATATCGTAGTACAGTTGCCATAGAATAATCAATGGCTACAAACACACCTTGGAATTCAGGCAAATGGAGTGAAGGCACTTGGAATGGTCTAGGTGTTGATGTAACTGTAACCATCGGAAACGAAGGTGGTTGGGGTTCAGGCGCGTGGGATGCAAAAGCCTGGGATGCTAATAGCTTTTCTTTTCCTGACAAATTAACTATTCAAGCTCCAATTGATCAAGGTTGGAATGAAGATGCTTGGAGTGCAGATAACTGGGGCGGTATTGGTGCGCAAGTTACTGTTACAGGTACAGCTAATATTATTCCTTCAGCTTCTGAATTATCAATTCAACTTGGAACTTTAACTTTTGAAGGTAAATCTAGTTTTGAATTAACTGGATCTCAATTAACTTTTTCATTAGATTCACCTGCTGTTATTGCAAATGCAGATGTTGTTGCTGCAACTAATTTATTACAAATAGCAGTTCAATCTCCAAATATATCTGCAGATGGATTTACAGAAGCTGTAACAGGATCTGAAGTAGGAATTAGTGTAGGTTCAGTAACGGTTAATCATAATGCTATTCCAACATTTGATGGAAGTGAAGTTTCAATCAGTGTTGGTGGTGTAATTATTGAAGGTGGTTTAGAATTAAGTGTTACAGGTTCTGGTGTAAGTTTATCTACTGGAACAGTAGGATTTAGTAACCAAGCTAAAATAAATGTTATAGCTAGTAAACTATTAGTTACTTCTGGTAGTGTTACTTTTGACGCAAAAGCTAATGTTTTACCTACAGGATCAACGGTCCAAACGTCCGTAGGTACTGTAAATATAGCTTCTGTTTACCACGTTACAGGATCAGAGGTTACAGTAGGTACAGGAACACTATCTTTTGTTACAGATCAAGTTATTCAAGTCACAGGTAATAACTTGACTTTAGGTTCAGGAGACCTTATTATTACAAATTGGAACCCAATTGTTCCAGGAGCAAATCAACCGTGGTCAGCTATAACAACAGGAGCCACGCAAACTTGGACACCTATTAGTACCGGTGCAAATCAAACGTGGACAGATTTTTAAAAAAATGATAATGAGGAAATTATATGGCTAGTACATTTTCAAATTTAGGTATTATCCTCCAAGCGAGTGGTGAAAACTCAGGAACGTGGGGAGATAGAACTAACGTAAACTTACAAAGAATAGATAACGCAATTACAGGTATCTCTAATATTGTGGTTACAGGAGCTACAACTTTAGCTTTTTCAACTAACTCAGATACAACAACTTACACAACAGAAGCAGGTAGAAGTAAAATTTTAGTGTTTACTGGTACGCCAGGAACACCAACAACAATTACTTTACCAAACGTAGAAAAAGAATATTTAATTAATAACAAAACAGATTCATCATTAGTATTTACAGCAGGTGCCGGTGCTTCAACTTATACTGTTACTACAAATAAAATAAACTATGTTTATGTTGATGGAAGTGATGAAGTTATATCTGCAGTAGCAGATACACCTCCAGGTGGTTCTGATACACAAATTCAATTTAATAGTTCAGGTTCATTTGGTGGTTCTGCTAATTTAGTTTGGGATGGAACAAACGTTACTCTTGGTGCAACAGGTGCATTAAGATTAGGTGACACAACTGGTGGTGAATACGTTGGATTAAAAGCACCAGGAACAGTTCCAGCTTCATACACATTAA